CAGCTAAGCTATCAAACTCTAACTTTGGTGACTTTACGGTAGCTAGTGGAGTTGCTACTATTGATGCTGGTGTAGTGACGTTTGCAAAGATTGCCACTGCTGCAGTTGGAACGGTTGCTGAAGTAAAGGCAGAAACGGCGTCAAAGTTGGTTACTGCTGACAATGTTAAGCAATCGCCTCCATCAGCAAAGGCTTACGGCAGCTTCACGACAGCCACAACTGCAAGGACGCTTTCTGGTTCTTATAATGCGTCTGTAACTCGTATTGATACGAACAATACTACAATTGCGTTTCTATCTGCAATGGCTAGTGCTGAATACACTGTGTTATGTCAAACAACTAGTTCGGGAATAACTCCATCTGCCATTGATGGAAATCCAATGGCGTATCAGAAAACAACAACAGGATTCAAAATACTGCATTCATCAGAATCAACTAATCGAGCTATTGATTTTGTCGTATTTGGAACACTGGCCTAATGTAAAGTATTACTCCTAATGAATGCAAACTTAGGAGAAGCAATAAAAATATATGGCGAAGACTTTCACAAACTTTTGTATTGGCACTTATGCTTTGGCGTTGTCGTTTCTGATGCCGATAGCTTCTGTTTTGGATTCTACTCGCGAGAAGAATCCCCAGAGCAAGCCTGTGAAATTCACCATTCCAACACACTTTTTGTCACCATGTGTGCTGGTGACATGCGGAAAGCTCTTAGAAAGTTCCGCGATGACTTTGAATACATCGCATTCCGGCGTGAGTTTAAGAATTCTCCTCGCGTGAGGGTTCACAACATGCAACAATTTTACTCAAAACTCAAATAATACAAGAATATGGGAAGCTCTCCTGATAAAGTAAAGGCTCCGAAAGCGGATTACGCCAAAGATATTTCAAAATTCGTATCAGCTTATGGTAGTGCGCTTCCGCAAGTCCTTGGATTTGAAAAACAATTTCGTCCAGAGTTTCAAGGGCTAAACCTTGGAGATATTTCCAGCTTTTTGGGCGGCGTTGGTGGTCAAGAAGGCTTATTTGGGCTTAGCCGCATGGCATCCCAAGAAGCTGGGCAACAACTCGGAGCAGCGCGTGAAGGCGAACTAGGCCAGATAGCTGGTCAAGCACCGCTTACCCGTGGTGTCATGCAAGGTCTCTCCCCAGAACAAGCTGCTGCAGTTCAGGGATTTGCTACTGAAGCAGAGCGCGCTAGGGCGGCCGCTCAGGGAGTCAGTCCACAAGAACGTCGGGGTTACGAACAGCAAGCGCGTGAAGGATTTCAAGCATCTGGACGACTTGGTGGCAACCTTGGTATTGTCAGCGAAGCAATGGGGCGTGAGGACGTTATGGCTCGCAAACGCGCTGAAGCTGCTCAAGCTGCCAATCAGTCGTATAACGCCGCTCAAGGGTTTTATACCCAACCGGGCCTTGCTCTGCTAAGTCAGCAACCGCTCTCGTATCAATCTGGGCAACAAATGCTCGGTATGGGCATGGGTCAAATCGGTCGCGGGACTCCGGGCTTGATTAACCCAGACACGGGACTTAACCTTGGTGCAGCCGAAAGGCAAAATCAACTTCAGGCTCAAGCAGCTAACGCGCAAGCACAAGCATCCTACTCGTCTGGATTGTTCGGCGGAATTGGGTCTGCTATTGGCGGGCTTGCCGGAGGAATTGGAGCGGCGGGTGGAATGAGTGGTTTTGCGGCTGCGGCTCCGCTTATGCTTTCGGATCGCAGGTTAAAAACTGATATTGAAAAAGTCGGGAAAACTAATGCTGGTCTTCCAATTTACACCTATAAATACAAAGGTGACAACAAAACGCAAATGGGAATAATGGCTCAAGATGTTGAAAAGAAAACACCAAAGGCTGTTAAAGAAGTCGGCGGCTTTAAGGCTGTAAATTACGCACTCGTTAAATAATATGGCACTATTAGGATCATCCGTTGACCCGAGCCTGTTCATGCAGGACTACTCAGGTTTTGCTCGCGCTGCCGACATTCAAGGTCAGAGCATGGCTAACCTTGGAGCTGATATTGGAGGGATTGCAAAACAATTCGGAGAATATAAGAAGCAACAATCTGAACAAGAGAAGCGAGTAAAGTCTGCTGAACTTGTTGCTAATGCTATTGCTAAAAGTTTTCCGACACTTGCTCCAGTTGCTATGGAGGCCCAGATGATAATGGGAGACAAAAACAATTCGTTGCAAGATCGGGTTGCTGCCGCAGACGCTGTTGAGAAAGCGTTGAATCTTGGAATCAGCAATGCTTACAAAGAACGTGAATTTGGATTACAAGAACGTCAAGTTAAATCGCAAGAGCAGCGTGCTAGGGCTGAACAAATACAAGCATCTCTCCCAGAACGGTCTGACTGGAAGCCATTTGACAAAGAGATTGAAATTGATGGTCAAAAAGTAAAGGTCACGGGATCTTTGGATCAATATGGGCAATTCAAAGATATTTCAAATAATGTCTATCCAAGTGTTTCGGATGCGTTTTCTTTGCCACCTACTCCTCCTGATGGAATGCCAGTTTCTGGGACTCCGCTAGATAACGGGATGGTTTTGCCTCCTAAAAGCGCTAATATCCCGCAACCTCCTGCTAATTTTAATTTCAATCGGTTCCCAAGCGTTCCGGGAGACGCTGCAATTGACCCCGCAACAATAGCAAGCATTGAAGCTGCTGGTGGCCAACCTGCTACACAAACACCAAGACAAATTCGACTTCCTGCTGGATCTTCGGTTGTTACGGATGAACAGAAAGGAGAAATTGTGACACAAGAAGAAGCTAGTAGGCGAACGGCATCTGGCCTATCCGTTACAACAACTCCAGTTGGGCAAGGAATGGTTCGTATTACTTCTCAGACAGGATCTCCAAAACCATCTCCTGTAATAGAATCACCCGAATCAAAGCTGCAAACGCAACGATTACTCAAACTTGACGAGTCTCTTGGGTCATTAAGAGAAGCAGGAACAACTGCATCACTTGATATACAACCGCTAAAAGAAATTACAAATCTTTTGGACGCAAATGTCAAAACTGGATTTGGCCAAGAAACACTGATGCAGGCAAAGAAGATTCTTGGACAGGATGTATCAAGTGAGGAAGAATTCCAAGCAAGGGTTGGAGCAGAAGCAATGAAGAACATTGCTCTTACTAAAGGAGCGATTAGTGACAGGGAAATGGATTATTTCAAAACTGTGTTGTCTCCAAATATGGGTAAGACCACGGAAGGGAATAAAAAGATTATTGAGTTCCGCATTAAATACGCAGACCGAGCAAATAAAATTTCTGGAACCATTTCCGATTTGCAGGAGCAAGGCAAAAGTCCTTTTGAGATTAAAAAAGCCGTTGATAAAATTATATCTTCTGAGCCGCTCCTTGATAATGCAAGTCCTAAAAAAACCGAGGTTAATCAAGCGGCTGAAGACGCAAAGTTCTTGGGAGGGTTCCAATAGACAAATACATGCCTGAAGAAGAAAACAAGTCGGCAAAAGCTGCGGAAATCATCAAAAGAAATAATGAGTTCTTGTCTTCAAGATTTGGAGATGCCGGTGCTAGGCCGATTTCTTCTATTGGAGACATGATTAGTCTTGGGTTGGCGTCTGACGAGAAAACGCTGACCCCCGAAGGTCGTCGATACAAAGCTCTCGTTGACAATGAATTCATTAATAAAGATGGGACGATGGCGACAAAAGGGGTGGCCTTTACAACTCCAACAGAAGACCTTTTGCCCACTTCTAAGATGGATGCTTTGACAAATCTTGATTTCAATGACCCAGAGAATCTGGAGAAGTTTTCATTGTGGCAGATTCGGGAGAAGGCTGGTCTTAACAAAAAGCCAGAAGACGAGGGGAACGCAATCTTAAATATCTTCAAGGGTGTTAACGAGATACGCAAGTCAATCGGAGTTGCTATCTCTCCTCCAAGATACACCGAAGAACAGGAAGAAATTATCAAAAGCGGCGGTATAATGGACGCTCTTGGTGAAATGGTGAGTCCAAAGGGCGGATATACCAAAGAGCAAAGAATTGCTGCTCTTGCAAAAGCAGGAGAAGGTTCTGCCGAAACTGCCGTCACATCATCTGGGAAACTTGGGACTTTTCTTGATAAGAATGTCATCAACCCAGTCCGCAAAGCGTTTGGTGCAACCGACGAGCAAATCGAAATTGACAATTTGGCTGGGAAATTTCTCGTGGATACCCGAGACGCTTTATACGAAGACGTTACAGCAGAGAAAACTTGGGACGCGCTTACCTCAACAACGCAAGCAGTTGAGATGCGGGCGAAGGCACTGGAAGACTATACTCGTCAACTTGGTCCTGTTGAGGGAGCAAAGAAAATGGCGGAAGTGGACCGTGGGGCATATGCGACTGGCGGCGTGGTTACAGATGTTCCCGGAATGGCTGTTACGGCGGCTACGCTCGGCGCGGGGAAGCTGTTTAGCTTGGGGAAAACAATAAAGACAGCACAGGCACTTAAAAATGCTGGTGCTGCAAACACAAATCTTGCAAAACTTGGAACAGCCGCAACTTTAATCGGAAAGAACATTGACGAGGCTGCGGCCAGTGCTTCGGTTTTCCAGAAGCGGTTGGATGACGCGCTACTTGTTGGCAATAAAGAAGTTGCCGATCTGGCAAAGTCTCAACTTGACGAGGTTACAGCAACAATTGGTGAGTCGAAAACCCGATTGGGGTTGGTAAATGACGGGATCAAGCTAAACGAAAGCGTTGTTCAAAGCGCATCAACCAAAATTGACGATATTAACGCTCCGAGCATGGTTGGGAGGAAGCTAACCAGCGGGGCGGTAAAAAAAGTCGCGGATGCAGCGGATGTTCTTGGCAATGGGTTTTTATGGACAAACCGTAAGCTAAAAGCAATTGAAAGAGGGCTTGGAATGGGAAGACTCCCATACCTTGTTCACGCGGCGGGTATTGCAACACTTGGAACTGCTTACAAGGTTTATGGCGCAATCCGTGTTGGATCGCTTGTAGCTGCGCCACTATTGAAGAAGTCTGCTGCGTTTTCCAATATTGTTGGTGACGAGATGCTTCAGCTTACGAATAGCTCTCCGTTCTGGAGGCGTGTTGCCGCAAACGAAGACGCTGGTCGCATGACAAAAGCATTTGGTGGACTCATGGACTACACTACTCCAATCACGCGAGGAATTGTTGGCGCGACCAAGGGAACCGCTCAAGCACTTCCCGCGATGACGCTGTATGAAGCAATCAACTCGCAAGGGCTAGATGAAAACGCAATGGAACGAGCAGGAGCTGGAGCTTTTGTTTTTGGATCTTTTGGCCGAGCGATTGGAAGCCGAAATAACTGGAACCAAGTAAAGAATAACGAGTTTTACAACTTTAGAAATAAGGTAAGAGATGCTAATCCAGAAGCGTTTCAGCAATTTGAGGCCGTTCCATACAGGGACGTTAAGCAATTCGCGTCCTCTATTGATGCTGCTTATCCCGGAATGTTTGATTCTTGGAGTTTTGTTGAAAAAGGTAATAGCAAATTTGACCCAGTAAACAAGCAAGCAACAATTAACTACAATGATCGCGCAGGCATTGTGAAAGCTGCGGCAGCTCACGAAGCTCTTCATGGAATTCAGTTCAAGCATCAAAGCGATGGTGCTGTAGCATCTCTAATGCTTGGTGATGAAACGCGTAAGGGGCTTGTCCGCAATACGGATGGCAACCTTAATCCTGAGTTCAAGCAATTCTGGGATGAGTATAATTCACGATTGGACGCACAAGGATTGCAGCGAATCGACATTAACGATGCAGCGATTGAGTATTTTACCGACAACGGCGCACAAACACTATTTGAAGATGTTATCGGTGGTAGCGTATATAAGGCTTCACAAAAAACTCCTCTTAGGCGCAGCATCGAAAGCGTGTTCAAGTCAACGATGGCGGCGACTCCAATCGTGAAAAACCTTCACTTCAAACTTGGTGGAGCGACTGACAATCTTGGTCGCATGGTGGATGGCTCAGGACTACTTGCCAAGGGCATGAAGGAGCTTCCAGAGGTGAAGGCCATGATTCGTAACATGTATCGCGAATCGGCTGGACTTCCAAAACAAACGCAAAAGCCACAGATCATTAAAGATGCTCCATCTCAAGATCCAAAGCACTATAAGGGCGGAGAGGTAATCAAGAAGGCAAATGAGGAATCCGTTAAAGGTGGAACTCCACTTCCAGATAACGTGCTTAATCCAGATTCTAATGGGAATGGGTTTGGATACTTGACAGATGGTTCAGCCAAAAGGCTTGAGGAAAACGGCGTCATTGCTGATGGAGATTATGCTGGAGTTATTGCAATCAACAGCGCTATGGGGACGCCATCGTCATATCTTCTTACGAACAAGCCGAGAGAACAAGGGAGATCAGTCCAAGTCGAGGGGATCACATCAAACAACATTGTTCCAATTAACTGGGAGTTGAAAAATGGTCGTCTTTATCTTGTCGGAATGGACATGGTTCAGTTGAAGTTGAATATCGCAAAAGCAACAAAAAGCGGCATTGCGAAAAAACTTGACATGAAATATGCTGACATCTTAAATGATATTGACAGCTCAGCACTGCTTCACGCAAAGAACCAGACTACGGACGCATACTTCCAAAGCAAAGACCCCAAAAACTGGGAAAAGCGCAAGAACTTCATCAACTCAGTCCAAGGTCTTCTTACTGAGTCTCAAAAGAAAACCAATCCGATCTTTGACAAGAGGAATCTTAATAAGACTTCGGGTATCTACCGGACCTTTGCATGGGACCGCCTTGGAGATAAAATTCAAATGACTGGAGAGGTTGCTATTCCTTATGGGCAAAACTCGTATTACAGCTTGCGAGACAATTTAATGCCGCAGCCTCCACGGATGAACCGTAATGGTGAACTAGTTCCTGAAGTTTCTAGTGTTAAGTTTATGCCTGAACGGAAACCTGTGTCTGATGTTATTAAGGGATTTCTAAGAGAAGAAATCCCGATTACAGGCATTCCTAAAGGATCGGTATTGGCAAATAAAATCTCAAATAGAGAAGTTGCAGTAAAGGAGGTTTCGTTTGGTCCTGGAGCAAAACAAGAAATGACTCAATCTTTCAGCTTAATAGACGCCATGCCAGAGGGAACAAGTCCAAGCGCATCAGTCTATCACCAGACCTCAACAAGCAGCGGAAAAAATATTTTGACGCAGGTCGTCGGAAGAAATACCCGTGTTAAAATGTATGTAGCCCCAAGCCTTGATCTTGCCCTTGGTCAAAAAGGCACAGGTATGATAATTGAATTTGATCCGAACCGAATTCAAGGAGGTCGAGCAGCTGGGATTAAGGCGGAAGTATCGGAAGTCACTGGGTTCCCAATGGAATACGTGGTTGATAAAGTTGGAGTCGGTGCAGTCCAGTCAATTATTTTCCCATCACCCGTAAAAATGGAACAATTCAGAAAAAGCCTCAAGCCGGGGCTGGAATCTCGTTTCAACTTCCAATCACCAAAAGAAATTGAATTGGGCGTTACCAGCAATGGGGAGAAAGGCATCAAGGTTGAAAGGATGTAAACTGAGTAATCAAACTCAAAAAATGATTGCATTTTATCAAATTGAAGGCTAAAAAATCAAAGTGACTTCTGAATCATTACCAATTGACCCAAACGAAAAGCTAAAAGCAGATTACGTTGACGAGCGAGAAGACAAATCCGCGTGGTTTCTTGAGGTCAAGGAACGTGCAAAGTTGAACCCTTCAAACTGCGTCGAACACTACGCCCCAAACAAGGCCGCAATGGCCCTGTGGCTGGCTGCACAAGGCGCGAGGATAACCGACATCCAAAAGAAGACGGGACTCGGCAGAGAGACCATCAGGGGCTTACAATGGCGGCACAACGATACGCTAGAGACAAAGCGCAAGGAATTCTCGATGCGATACGCGATTGCAGCGCAAGACTACACAGACCTGCTCTTTGAGCGTTCCCAGCAGTTGTTTGATAATCCTGACGAGCTTGCCAAGATCAGTCCTGACAAGCTAGCGGTGACGGTGGGCATCTTGACCGACAAGGCGGCGCAACTTACCGGAATGGCGTCCTCAATCGTGGAGCATCGCAAGGGGGCTAGTATTGACGATGCGGCTAAAATGATTTTTGATGCAAAGGCTCGGATTGCCAGTAAGATCAAGAGTGATGCCATTGATGTTGAAATCATTGACGAACCAAATAGCTTCTGATAAAAATCAAGCGTCAACCGGATGTGTGGTCCAGAAGACGCTTTAACACAAAACATAAATGACTATGAAAAGTGCTGAGAAAAATAAGCCAGAACAAATACTGGATGTCAAGAATGTATCCAATTATTTGGATTACGATCCAGAAACCGGAATTTTTACTTGGAAGGTCAAAACGAAAACAAGTAGTGCTGGAGATGTCGCGGGACACGCAAATTGGCGCGGATACGTTTCAATTTGGATCAATGGGAAGCCGCATTACGCTCACCGATTAGCTTGGGCGTTTTATAATGGCTCATGGCCTATTGGCGATATTGACCATATAAACGAAGATAAGTCTGACAATAAGATATGCAACTTGAGATTGGCTAGCCGATCTGAAAACATGTTCAACCGTGGTCGTAATAAGAATAATACTTCTGGGATGAAAGGAGTGGTTTTCTGTAAGACAACGCAAAAATGGAGAGGGCAAATTATGGTTGATCGGAAAAGCGTCAATCTAGGAAGGTTCAAAACCAAGGAAGAAGCGGCAAATGCGTATATGCGTAAGGCTCAAGAGGTCAGAGGGGAGTTTGCCAAATGTTGAAGTGGACAGAGCATCCAATCCTAGCCATTCCTACGGATGAGGAAATAGCTTACATGGATGCTGGAGAGTTGATGGAATTCCATCAAATTCGTGAAGAGGCTATTCGGAACGCGGCAAAAGATCCGTTTAGATATGGGTGGAAGTTTGAAAACTGGAAAAAACTTGAGAAATGCCTTGAAACAAGAAACGAAGCACTTATTAGCGGTGGGAATCGCAGTTCAAAAACTCAAGTAGGGGCATACTTTGTAGTCAAGGCGGCTATTGAAAACCCAAATTCCGACATCTTTTGTTTTGCACAAAACGCCGAGGTATCAATTCGGCAGCAACAAGCGGCGGTATATGACTGGATGCCAGCGGAATTTAAGAACAAGCAAACAAGTCAAAACACATATCTTTCTTATTCAAGAAAGAACGGGTGGACTGACAATTCTTTGATTTTGCCAAACGGATCGCGCATTTCATTTAAGACTTACGCTGCCTTCGCAAACAATTCAACCATTTTAGAGGGAGCGGAGCTTGGATCTAAAGAAGCGACGTGGCTTAACATTGGGACTTGGTGCGACGAAATGCTTGGTGGCCCTGAACTGGTTGATACGTTAAGATTTCGGTTGGCAACCAGAAACAGCAAGATGATGCTTACGTTTACTCCAATTTTTGGATATACTGAGCTAATAAAGCAATACCTCGATGGGGCTAAGGTTCTTGAGAGCAGGGAGGCGGAATTGCTAAACAACGAAATCGTCCCCACGATCCTAGAATGCAAAAACATCAAGGGAACCATTCATTACTTCCACTCTCAAGATAATCCGTTTGGTGGTTATGATCGGATAAAACAAACATTACTTGGAAAAACAAGAGAGGAAATCTTAATCAGAGCCTATGGAATCCCAACAAAAGCGGCGGCAACCAAGTTCCCTAAGTTTAACAAGGTTGTAAACGTGGTTCCCCCGTCCTCTATCCCGACCAAGAACATCACGCGCTATCACGTTATTGACCCTGCTGGGGCGAAGAACTGGTTCATGTGCTGGATTGCCATTGACGAGAGCGGGACGTTCTGGGTTTACCGCGAGTGGCCGGGAGTTGACGTTGGTGACTGGGCTGAATGGAAAAGCGGGAAGTGGATGCCGGGGCCGGGGTCTAAAGGACAAGGCTTTGGTATCCGTGACTATATTGAGGCTATACAAGAGATGGAAGGCGACGAGGAAATCTTTGAACGACTTATAGACCCTCGCCTTGGGGCTGCAAAGTATCAGGTGCAGGATGGTTCTTCCTCGATCATTGAGGACTTAAGCGAATCAGGCATGGTTTGCATCCCTGCACCGGGGCTGGATATTGACGATGGACTACAGGCGTTGATCGGCAAGATGTCATGGGATACCGCTCGACCTTTGGATTCCGTCAACAGACCGCATTTTTACGTCAGCAGCGACTGCGAGAACATCATTCAAGCACTCTCTGAATACACTGGCGAAGGTGGGCTTAAAGAAGCGTGGAAAGATCCAATTGACGTTTGTCGCTACGCCGCCATTGCAAATCTCGATCACGTTGACAATAGTCAATCATTTGTTACAACTCACGGGTCTGGGGGATACTAGTATGAAAAAACAAGCAGCTAAAGCAGCAAAACGGGGGCGACCTGCAAAGA